TTCCGCCACGGCCGCGACTTCGCGGCCGCGACAGATTCTGTCCGCCTCGGCCTCGCCGAATGGTGGTTCGGCTCGGGCGAGCCCGACGCCAACGTCGTAGGCGCCACCGCTTCGCTCGCCCTCGAATTCGACGAAGCGCAAGACTTCGACCAGGAGAAGCACGACAAGGACTATTCCCCAATGGCCGCCTCCACGGCGGCCGCCCGCATCTACTACGGCACCGCCTGGACAGACTTCGACGTCCTGGAGACCGCCCGTCAGGACGCGCTCGCGCGCGAGGCGCGCGACGGTCGCCGTCGGGCCTTCGATGTGACGTGGGAGCAAGTCGCGGAAGAAGTCCCAGCATACGGCCGATTCGTCGAGGCCGAGCGCCTGAGGTTAGGACACACAGCCGAGAAGCCGCACCCCATCTTCGCGAGCCAATACCTGCTGCAGATTCAGGCCGGGGCCGGGCGACTCTTCACGCCCGCCCAGCTCGCCGCGCTGCAAGGCGACCACGACGCATGCGATGGGCCGCTGTCCGCGTCCCACAACACCTACGTTGCGGGCCTCGACGTCGGCGGCGCCGACCTCGCGGCCACCGGAAACCCCGACGAGACCGTGCTCACCATCGGCCGCTCCCGGTACCCCGGCCGCGGCCGCAGCGCCGACGCACCCATCGTGCAGGCCGTCCGACAATACGCGTGGGCAGGGCTGAACCACGATGCCGCACGCGGAGAGATAACCCGGCTCCTCGAATACTGGCGCGTGTCCCACGTCGCCGTGGACGCGACCGGCATCGGCGAGCCTCTCGCCGGCCACCTCCTCAGCCTCTGGGGAGCACGACGCGTGACCCCATTCAAGTTCACCCGCGAGACCAAAAGCGCCCTCGGCTACGACATCATCAGCGCCGCGAACACCAACAGCCTCACCGTGTGGAAGCCCGACGGGCCGCACCATGCGGCCCTCTGGCACCAGATACGAGCCGCTCGCCGAACTCCTCTCCCCGGCGGGCGGCTCGGCTGGGACGTTGACCCACGGGACGGCCATGACGATAGGCTGATATCGCTCGCCCTCATGTACCGCGCCGCTCAGCGCGGCCGCCCCCAGCGCGCCACCACGAGGACCTCATGACGACCGAGCTACCGCTTCCCGCACTCATCCGCGCCGACAAGGCCAGAGCCGACCGCGTCAAGCAGTACCAGACCAACCGGCGGTACTACGACGGACAACACACCTTCCGCCAGCCCCTCAAGAACCCCCGCCCCATCGCGAGGAACTTCGTCGGGCTCTTCGTCGATACCGCCGCTTCGCACATGGGCTCGCCCACGATCTCGTGGGCAGCCCCCGGCAAGAACACCACCGTGTGGGACGACTACGTGGCCAGCGCCATAGAGCACAACGGAGGCGAGCAGCTGCTGTACGACTCCGAGCTCGCGTGTTCCATCGACGGGGACGCCGCGTGGAAGACGACATGGAACGACCGCGACGGGCTCGTCAACGTCGCCCAGGTCGACGCCGCCACCCTCTGGGCCAGCGGCCGGCCCGACGACCCCCGCGCTATCGAATCCGTAGCGCAGCAGTACACGATGGCACCGCGCGACGCGCCCGTGATGTTCCCCGGGCGCGTCGTCTCCCTCGCCAAGGCCATCACCGTCACAGAGGAATGGAGCACCGAGCGCTGGCGCGTCTGGTTCGACGACACCCTCATGAGCGATGAGCCCAACCCCTACGGCTTCATCCCATACGTCATATACCCCAACGTCCGCACCCCCGGTGCGGTCTGGGGCAACGGTGACCCCGAGCGGCTGCAGCCCGTGCAAGACCGCCTAAACGAGGCCGGTTGGGACAAGGACAAGCTCATGACCCTCGCCGGGTCGATCGTCGTCCTCCAAGGCGTCGACGGAGAAGGCGACATACGCGTCGCGCCAGGAGTCATCTGGGAGCTACCCGACACCGCGTCCGCCACCGTGCTCGACATGCTCCAGGGAAACGCACTCCGCGCCCACCACGAGCACATGAATGAGATCCGAAGCGTGCTCCACCAGCTCGCCCGCGTCCCCGAGGCAGCCCTCGGAGACAACACCGGCACCGCCCCGCTGAGCGGGGCGGCGCTGGCCATCAAGCTCCAGCCGCTCGTGCGGCTGGTAGCTCGCAAGAGACTTTCGCGCACCGCCGCACTGCAACGCCTCGCCACCCACATCGTGGCCCTCGGCGCGAAGTTCGGCGCACTCGCGGACCCGCCGCCCGGCGCGCCAAGCGTGACATGGACGGATGCGATCCCGAGTGACCGCGCAGACGACCTGTCAGCCGCAGAGGCCGAGCTCAGGCTCGGCCGCAGCCACGCGGCCGTCCTGAGCTCCATCGGCGTGGAAGACCCCGCCGCGGAGCTTCGGACACGCGCCGCCGAGAACAAGGCACTGGGAGAAACCATTGACCGAACAGGACCCCAACCCGCACCAGCCGCCCCCGCCGGCAGCTGACGACCCCATCGCCGCGCTGACGCGCGAGCGCGACGAGGCGCGCGACTCGCTCGCCGCGTTCCGCGCGAGCTTCGCCGCCGCGATGGCCACGCACCGCGACACGCTGCGCGCCGCCAACCCCACCATTCCCGCCGACCTCATCACCGGAGACACCCCCGAGGAGCTCGCCGCGAGCGTCGAGCGAGGCAAGACCATTCGTGACCAGGTGCTCGCCGCGTCCGCGGCAGCCACCGCGTCCAACGGCCACGCACCCCACGTCCCGGCCGGGGGTTCCCCGGCCATCCCCAACATCACCACCATGACGCCGCGCGAGAAAATCCTCAGCGGCCTGCAGCAGCAGCAAAGGAGCTAATCACCCATGGCCCTCTCCCTCGCGGAAGCCGCGAAGCTCAGCAACGACGTCGTTCTCGCAGGCGTCATCGAGACCACCATCAGCTACGACCCACTCCTCGGAAACCTTCTCCCGTGGCAGAAGGTCGAGGGCAACGCCATCACCTACAACCGCGAGAACGCCGCCGCCACCGTCGCATGGCGAGCCGTGGGCGACACCTGGACCGAGGACACCCCGACCTTCACGCAGGTCACCGCCTCGCTGGCGATCGTCGGTGGCGACGCCGACGTCGACAACTACATCCAGCTGACCCGCAGCAACGTGCAGGACATCGCCGCGACCGCGCTCCAGCTCAAGGCCAAGGCCCTCGCCTACGACATCAGCGACAAGATCGTGTACGGCTCCGGAGCCGCCAATCAGCCCTCCGGGCTGCACGTGCTGATGCCTGCAGCACAACAGCTCCATCAGGGAGCGGGCGCCGTCGGCGCCGCGCTCTCGCTCGCCAACCTTGACACCCTCGTCGACCTCATCCGCCCCCGGCCCGACGTCCTGATGATGAACCGAAACGTGCGCCGGCGGCTGAGCCAGTACGCCCGAGGCAACGGCTCGCCCGTCATCTTCCCGATCGACATGTTCGGCGTGCAGGTCTACACCTACGGCGGTATCCCTATCGTCGTGAACGACTTCATGACGCAGACCGAGACCATCGCCGCCGGCGCCTACACCGCCAAGGCGGGCGGAGCCACCAGCTCGATCTTCGCCCTCCGATTCGGCGAAGCCGACGGCTTCGCCATGGGCTATGGCGGACCGAGCCCCATCCAGCTCGAGACCATCGGCACCCTCGAAACCAAGGACGCCACCCGCTACCGCGTAAAGTCCTACTGCACCCCGCTCCTCTTCTCGACACTCGCCGTCGCTCGCCTCGACGGCATCACCGACGTTGCGGCGGTCGCCTAAATGGCTCGCGCCGACACCGCCGCCGCACCGCCGTCCGCCGAGAGCGCGGTAGCCGCGTTCTATGCCACGACCGGCGGGCTTACGCCCGCCGAGCGCACCGAGGCCGCCGAGCGCATCGTCGCTCGTGCGTCCGCTGACCGAGCCTCCGAGTACGCCGCCGCTGCGCGGCGAGCGACCGAGCTAACCGCTCGCATCGAGCAGGCTGACAGCCGCCTCCGGCAGGCTGTCGCCTGCATCGCCACCATGGACACCGCTATCGCTGCTGCTGCGCAGCAGCTCACCGCCATCGCGGACGGCATCGCGCGCGAGCGCGCGGCCGCCCAGGACGCCATCAACGACGCGAGCCTGCTCGCGGCCAGCATCAAGAACCAGTAGCCACCACCAGAGAGGAGGTGACAGCCCATGACCTTCACGCTGACCGCGCTCCGTGACGACGTGGAAGCCGACCTTCGCGACGACACCAACCTCACTTGGACCACCGCCCAGGTCGACCGCGCAATCGCCCTCGCGCTGGAGCTCTACACCCGAGCGCTACCGCAGGAGAAGACCGCGACCCTCACCGTCACGGGCCGGTCGGCTGACCTTTCGGCCGCCGCGCCCGCAGGGCTCGGCACCGAGTGGCCCGCACTCGTGCGCCTCATCGGCGCCGAGTACCCCATCGACATCTACCCCCACGCCCTCATCAGGACGAGCCTTCACGGCTCGACCCTCACCTTCCACACCGATAGCACCCTCACCGCCGCCCCCGTGCGGGTGTACTACACCCGCCTCCACCAGCTCGACGGTGCCGGTGGCACCGTCCCAGACCGCGACCGCGCGCTCCTCGCGCTCGGCGCCGGAGGCTACGCGCTCGCACAGCGAGCCGTACCGCTCGGCGCCGACGCGCTCGCCACGAGTGGCGAGCGCTCCGTCGAGCGCCTCCGCGCGATGGCGCAAGAGCGCATCGACGCGTTCACGCGTCAGCTCTCCCGCTTCCGCGGGATTCACACATCGCTGGCCTATCGGCCCGGCGAGCAGCTCGCCAACGCCGACATAGTCAGCTGGCCCGAGTGAAAGGACCGCACCCGATGACCGATAGACTGAACGCCACCGAGCTCGCCGCAGCCGGCGATATCCACGCCGCCGCCAACCTCATCGTCTACGCCGCCCTCGACGCCGTGACCGCGCACCAGCAGGAGGACCAATGCCCGACCCCGACGCCACCCGTCGCCAGGGCGCACAGCCCGGCAATCAAAACGCATCCCTCGCAGAGCGCGCCAAGCTAACCGCCCACACGCGCGAGCTTCTCGCCGTCACCCCCGACGGCACCGACCATCCCGCCGCACTCCAAGGCGATATCGACCTTCTGCGCGTCGAGATGTTCCGCCTCGTTGAGGCAGGCGATTACGACCCCCGAGCGCTCGCGGCACTCGCCCGAGCGCTCGCAACCCACGTCGCCCTCGCCGCGAAGCTGTCCACCACCCAGACCACCGCGCTCGAAGCCGCCACCGACAACGTCCTCGCCGACGTCCTTGCCGCCACCGTCGATAGCCGGAGACCGTGAGATGACCAGCGAAGTCCCGCCCGAAGCGATTACCGCCCTCGCATGGATGATCGTTGCCGACGTCGCCCTTGTGAGCGCTTTCGCAGCCGCCTACGCTGCGCGCATCGTCCGCCGATGGAGCAAGCAGGACCAGTGAGCGAGAACGTCCTCTTCCTCTCATTCGACCCGTAGTCTTTAGGCCAAGAGGCAAACCACCCGCCCACACCACCGGCACACGCCGCACTTGCCGCCCTAACGGCGCGCTCCCTTCGGTCGCCACAGCGCCGTTGCGCCCGGGCGCCGGGCTAAGGCCCGCCCCATCAAATAGAACTCGTCACCGTCATCCGCTCTAGCCGGGCGCAGCGGGCGGCGAGGGCGCCCGGGAGGGGTAACGGTGCGCGCCCCCGCAGCCGTCGTTTTTCGCGCGCACGAGAGACCAGAACCGCGGAAGACG